GCCTCTAGTTCACAAGTTAAAGACTGGTTGTTTTCTTTAGGTTGGATTCCTGAGACATTTAAATATGTTAAGGATGATTGGGGTAATGAACGTTCTATCCCACAAGTTTACGTTCAAGGTAGTGGCGGTCAAGTATGTCCATCTATCGAGAAGCTTGCTGAAGAGCACGAAGAGCTACAGCACTTGGTTGGTTTAGGTGTCTTAGCTCACCGTAAAAGTTGTGTTAAAGGTTTCTTAGATAGTTTAGTGTTTGGTGAGTATGTAGAAGCAAGTGCTAACGGTTTTACAAACACCTTACGTTTGAAACACCGTAAACCTTGTGTTAACTTACCATCATCTCGTGTAGTGTATAGCGAAGCTGTACGATCTTGTCTAGTTGCTCGTGACGGTATGTTATTGGGTGGAGCAGATTTAAGCTCTTTAGAGAACCGTATTAAATTCAACTTACAATTACCTTATGATCGTGAGTATGTGCTATCTCAGATGTCTTCTGACTTTGACCCGCACCTAGAAATTGCACAAGAAGGTGGACTGTTAAAACAGCATGAAGTTTGGTTTTATAAAATAGTGAAAGAATCTTTTCCACGAGAGAATTACCCAAAAGATTCGGCTTTAGATGAGATGTTAAATTATCCAGTAGACCTTCAGAAAACACTTGTGAAGCACATTTCTGAAGTACGTGGTAAAGGGAAGGGAACTAACTACAGTTGCCAATACGGTGCTGGTGCTGCTACAGTCGCTAGAACTGCTGGCGTACCATTAAGTGTAGGAAAAGCTTTAGTTAAGGCTTATAAAAAGGTAAACTGGAGTATTGAGAAAATTGCTCAATCCCAAACAATCAAGAAAGTGTCTCACGGAAATTATCAACTTAATCCGTTCAATGGAATGTGGTATCACCTAAAGACTGATAAAGATCGTTTTAGTACGTTAGTTCAAGGTACGGGGGCTTATGTGTTAGATTTGTGGTTAGGTTTCCAGTTTAATCTTAGAAATAAGCCTGAATATGGTTTTGATGAAAGTGGTGTGAAACTATTAGCCAGTTTTCATGATGAGCAAGTTGTTGAATTTAAAGAGGTTTTTAAAGATAAAGTAGAGGTTCTGATGAAGGACTCTTTAAGTAAAGTAAATGAAAGATTTAAACTTGAAATACCATTTGACTGTGAAGTTCAATTTGGGCATACTTATGCAGATATTCACTAAGGAGAAACAAGATGGAAATTATTAAGCGTGTAACAGATAGTCGTAAACGTACTTGGGAATGTTTTGTTGATCATTGTTACTATGATATGTATTGTGTGAGAGTTGAAGGTGATCGTGATTTTAACTCTCAATTATCCTTTCATTTTTGTACTATAAACGAAGCTTTTGATTTTATGAATTTAATTAAAGAATCTTACTAAGGAGAAATAAAATGAGTGTGGAGAATAAACTGCTTCTTCAAAGTGTGGGTCTAACAAAACCTGCGTATGCTGACAAAGATTGGGATGATGTTACAAACCAATTAAAGAATGATTTTGAAGAATACTTCAAGACAACACCTTATTTTAACGGAGAGAATTGTTCACCTAAATATGAGACATATAGGGTGTGTTGGAAAGCTTATATTGCTGGTTTTAAAAACATGGTTGGGATTATTTATGAGGACTGTTACATTGATGACTATGGAAATTCTTATTTAGATGAGAACTCAAGCACTTGTAAAATTATTTACACAGATAATTTATTCTAAGGAGTAATAAAATGAACGATTCATTATTTGAATTAACAGTTGAAAAGAATCACCTAAGTATCATCATCAAAGCTTTGAGTAACTATATCTGCTCTCAGTACGATGGGTTAGATGCAGAAATTGTTGATATTCCTAAAACAATGGAGAATATTAAGATTGCATCAGATATGCAGTTAGTATTAAAACATCATTTAGGAGGTGTACAACATGCACCAAAACAAACAGCAGAGACAACAGGGTTAGTTTGGATTCGGGATGTTGATGTTGAGGATATGTTCTCACAGCATAACGATGAAAACTTGCAATACACAAATGAAGTTTTACAACAAGCTTGGAACAATGTTAAAGAACGTCATAAAGACGTTTTACAAAGAATATCAGATAAATAAATTATTTGATAAAATATTTAAATTATTTTGAAAAGGTGTTGCGTATGTTTGAATGATGATATACAATACCCAACATAGCCAAGAACAATTGGTTATATTAAACGTATTAGACATATTCACTAAACATGAATTAAACATAAACTAAGAGGAAATTAAACATGTCACACTTAACACAAAACACTATCGAAGGTACTTTGGTATTCGTTACTATCCAAACACCACAAACTAAGTATCAATCGACAGACAAAGAGTTTAAGGTTGGTATCGTAGTAGATGAAGATACAGCAGATTCATGGAATGAACGCTTCCCTAAACAAACAGCTAAAGTTGTAAAGACTTCTGATTTTAAAGAGACATACAAGATTGATCCTGTATTCCCTGATGAGAAGAAACAGTATATTATTACAATTAAGAAGCCTGCTAACTACAAAGATGGAACACCTTTACCTCAGCAGTATACACCTAAAGTATTACTTCAAGAAGGTAAGACAGCTATTGATGTAACACAAACAGTTCTTCCTGCTAACGGTAGTAAAGGTAAGGTATCCTTTGAGGAGAACAGTAACGACTTTGGTACATTCTCTCGATTAAAGAACGTATTAGTTACTGAAATGATTGAGTACAAGAAAGGTGGAGGTAATGCTGCTGATGAGTTTGGATTAGAGGTACAAGGAGCTTCTGATTTTAATGAAGTGCAAGAGACCAATACTGCACCAAAACAACCTAAACCAACTACTGTTCCTGATGAAGATTTCGACTCAGTACCATTTTAATCTGATGTAATAAACGGAGGGTGTAAGGTAATGAAATTACCCCTCCACTATTAAATTAATTAAGGAGTAACACAAATGAATTTAACTAAAGTAAAGCAACTATTAGAACGTATCATTTCTATTCACCAAGAGATTGATACTTTAAACGAAGAACTTAAAGATATTAAGACTGTAGTAGATGAAGAATTACCTGAAGTATCTTATTCAGATTTGAATAAGATCGGGAAGTTAACCGTCACACAAAAGCTTGGGGAGACTGTAACTAAACTTAATTCATTCTTAACTTTGAATGACGATTTACACAGCTAAATAAATAGAAACACCTCCTAGTTGGAGGTGTTTCTATTTATAGGGGAGATATTAAGTGGAAAGAGATAATAAGTATGTTGGTTGCAGATACCAGACAAAAAATTGCGGTGAAGTGGAAGTCATCTCATATAAAAGTTATTCGAAAGTCGAAATACTGTTCTTACAAACAGGGAACATTGTGACAACGAATATGGGGAATGTTAAACTTGGACAGGTTAAAGATAGAAGTTTTGGAAATATTGCTGGTGGTTGTTCGTTAGGTAAGTTAGAACTAAAAACGGGGCTTCTTTATAAGAAATCTTATGTTACTTGGGGAAATGTCGTATCTAGGTGCTACAGAAGTAAAGCGAAAGCATACGCTCAGTGTGAAATGTCAGACTATTTCAAAGACTATGAAAACTTTGAGAAGTGGTGGGTTAATCAAATAGGTTGTGACCAAGAAGATTGGCATTTAGACAAAGACATACTGGTGAAAGGTAATAAAGTGTATGCTGAAGATACTTGTTGTTTTGTACCTAGAGAGATTAATAATCTTCTCACACTAAGACGTTTGAAACGAGGCAATTACTTAATTGGAGTCTGCAAAAGGGGTCGAGGTTTTGGTTCTAGTCTCACAAAACATGGAAAATCTGTGTGGTTAGGTACATTTGATACAGAGATAGAAGCATTCCATGCTTATAAAGAAGTTAAAGAAAATTACATTAAAGAGTTGGCTAACAAGTGGAAGAGCTTCATAGACCCTCGTGTCTATGAAGCTCTTATGGGCTACCAAGTAGAAATTACAGATTAGGAGTAAAATAAATGTATAGTATAGACGACTACAATTTTAGTGTGTTTGATCCAAACAAGAAGTACCATTTACACATTGATGCAGACACGCTCGTTATGGCGTGCGCTGTTGTGATTGATAAAGAGCCTTGTGTGGTTAAGCACAACAGAAGTGGAAGAAAGAAAACATTTGAATCTTTTAGTGCTTTCATTGATTTCTTAGAAAATGATGAAAAAGGTAAGAATTTCACAGTTAAAGACTTTGATGTACCTTGTATCGGGTTTGCTTTCTCTAACTTTAATAGCAAGTTAAACGCTGTGTTAGACCACAAATGGGTTGGTGACTATACTCTCTATTTAGGTGGTAAAGACAACTTCCGTAAGGAGTTATACCCTGAATACAAAGCTTCACGTAAGAAGTCACCACCAATGCGTAAATTTGTACACGACTATGTGTGTTGGAAATACAAAGAACGTGTTGTAGAAGCTCATGGGGCAGAAGCAGAGGACTTTTGTTTAGCTGCTGTTATGGAAGATATTGATACTCATATATGTGCTATGGTGGATAAAGACTTAACTACTCAGAGTGGTTTATTCTTTAATTATCAAAAGATGGATAAAGGCGTATTCTTTATTAACAAGACACAGGCTTTCTATAACTTGTGCTGTCAGTTATTACACGGGGACAGATCGACAGACAACATTGTGGGAATTAACTTTATCTCAAAAGAAATTAAAGAGAAGTACGGAGTTGGTGGTAAATCTATTGGAGAAGCTACAGCTATGAAACTTCTTGATGATGTAAAGCATGATAAACTTTTGATGAAAGAATGTGTTGCAGACATTTATAAGTTATCTTATGGTGAAAGTTGGAAGGATACTTTACAGTTTACAGGAAGTCTTGTATTTATCTCTAAAGTAAAAGATGAATACTTTAGTGTAGATAAGTTTTTGAAAGGGGTGATTAATGATTGATGACAAAAAGTTATGGGAAATATACCCTCACATTTGGGCTACAGAGAGTGCTTATATGTCTTGGTTACGAGGTGGCATACGAAGATACCTTTGGTCTAAAAACCCTGTTAAACTTGAGTTTATTAAGCAGAACAGGGTTAAAATTCCTAATCCAAACCCTAGAGGAAAGGTCAAAGAGGTGTGGGGTGGTGTGTGTGCTTTAACTGGAAATACTTATCCGATTGGAGATATGGAAGTTGACCATAAAGAAGGGAATCACTCTCTAAAAACACTTGATGATTTAGTACCTTTTGTTAAAGGAATTGTTATGATTACTCTTGACGATCTTCAGCTTGTGTCTAAAGAAGCACACAAGATCAAGTCTTATGCTGAGAAGCAAGGGATTTCTTTTGAAGAAGCTAAGATCGAAAAAGAAGTGATCGAAATAGTTAAACAAAAGAAAGATAAAGCCTATTTACAGGAGCATCAACTTCCTGTATCATCAACTCAATCACTTAGACGTAAGACAATCGCAGCTCACAAATTAAGTTTATTAAAGGAGAAACAAGATGTATAAAGTTAAGCAAATGTACGTTATATTTGATGACGATGGTGGTCATAAATATTTAATTCCAAAAGATGAGTACGGAACATTTGATGAGTGCCTAAGTCGTATTGAAGAAGCTTATTCAGAACACAAAGATGAAGATATTTACTACGATGAGTTGAATGACATTTTAGATGCTTTCCCTGATCAAAGATTAGAAGGTGAAGAAGTGTACGTTGTATTATCAAATGATTTAATTGCGGGAGAATGAAATGAGTATTGTAATTAAAGGTAATATCGGGATTGGTTACTACGGAGCGAACCATAAATATGAGTATACTCTTGAGGATTTAGGCTACACAGAACAAGAGTGGTTGAAACTATCTAAAACAGAAAAGGATGAATTTCTTGATAGTTTGTTAGAAAATGAACTAAGCAACGTCTTGGACGCATCGTTTTGGGTAGAAGGAGAAGAAGATTGAGTAAGATAACAGAAACCGACTACCAAGAGTATTCAAAACTAATTGAAGAAGGTCATTCACAACGATCGGCTTGTTTAATATTGGGTTTGAATAGATCAACGATTCAACGATATATTAAGAGTGTATTAGAGGATGAGGTTAGCGAGGATGGTGAGACATTATCAAACAAACCTAGAATCTTATTTTACGACATTGAGACCACGTTAGCTAAGTCTTATCATTTTGGACAATTCAAACAATACTTAGGTGTCAAACAACAAATTCAGGAGGGTCACTTGCTTTCTCATGCTTGGGCTTGGAACGACGGAGATGTTATCGGAAGTATTCTTACACGAGAAGAAATACTTGACCACGATCCTGAACGGTTAGTCTTAGAAGCTTGGGCTTTGTTTGATAACGCTGACATTATTGTTGCTCATTACGGTAAGAAGTTTGATATTCCAAAGATGAATGGGTACTTCCTTAAATATGGTCTGCAACCACCATCACCGTTTAAAGTTGTAGATACAAAAGAAATCTCAAGTAAGAAATTCTTATTACCTTTTAACTCTCTTGAATACTTAGCGAAAGCTCTAGGTGTACAACAGAAGATTGATAACAGTGGTATCCAGTTATGGATTGATTGTGATCACGGTAAACAAGAATCTTTAGATGAGATGTTAGCTTACAATATAGGCGATGTAGAAGCTCTACGAGACGTTTATAACCGCTTAATCACTTGGGACAATAACGGTGTGAATATGGCGTTATACAACGACGAACACGAAGCTTTGTGTACTCATTGTGGCAGTGACAACATTGTGCCTTTAGATGGTAAGTACACATACACAGCACAACGTAAATACTCGTTATATCGTTGTAACTCATGTAAGGCTGTGTTACGTTCTAACCGTAAAGAGGGTAATAGTAATTCCCTAGTGCGTGTTGTCTAAGGAGGCTAGTTTGAAAGGTTCTGATTGTGTAGGTAAAACATTTACCTCTAGTAAGTGTGGTGATTTTGTTGTTATTGAGTACAAAGATTACGATAATGTGGTTGTTAAATTTACAGCTACAGGTAGTATTGTCACTACACAACTTTACCATGTTAAAGATGGAAGTATTAAAGACAGAATGTTCCCTTCTATTTGCGGTGTAGGTATTGTTGGTGAAAAATATCCTTTAGAAAATGGGAAACAAAGTAAGGAGTATACTGTTTGGGTAGCGATGTTAGATAGGTGTTACTCTACCACAAACGATACTAGAAAAACTTACGAGGGTTGTGAGGTAACTAGCAGTTTTAGGTATTTCCCTTTCTTCAAGGAATGGTGTCACAATCAAGTTGGTTTTGGTGAGAAAGGTTTCGCTTTAGATAAAGATATCCTAGTCAAAGGTAATAAAGTCTATTCCCCTGAAACTTGTTGTTTTGTTCCTAGAGAGATTAATTCACTTTTTGTTAAACGAGATAAACTCAGAGGTGAATATCCTGTTGGAGTATGTTTTCATAAACCACTGAACAAATATGTATCTAAGTTATCTGCTTACGGAAGATCGAGAAATTTAGGTTATTTTTCAAGCGTATCTGAAGCCTTTTATGTATACAAAGAGGCTAAAGAAATTCACATTAAGGAGGTAGCTAACAAATGGAAAGATCAAATTGACCAACGAGTTTATGAAGCTTTAATGAATTGGGAAGTAGACATTACCGACTAATTAACAAGCAAAGAGTAAATCAATAAACACAAAGAGTTGTTATTTGTAATCAGAAGTTGTATAATATAATTTCTAGGTAGCTAAAAAGCCTGCAAGTAACACCTTTGTGTTAAAATATTTCGAGGAGAGGTTGAATGAATGCTTTAAAAACAAATAAGTTTAGAGTTGGTGATGAAGTTGAGATTGTAAAGTTAGATAAAACAATACAGCACTTCGGTGGAGGGGAGATACTGTCTCCTGTAGGTACAAAAGCTTTCGTTACTTATGTTGACGTAATAGGAGAGGAGGTTGAGATTGACAAGGATATTTACTCATACCACGCTTCTGACCTTGTATTAGTTAAAGGTAAAGAAGAAACACAAGTATACAACCCTTTAATCGCTCAAGAAGGTGGTGGTCATTATAAAGATCGTGGTATCCAACCTTTAGAGTATACAATGCAGAATAATCTTTCTTTTTGTGAAGGTAATGTTGTAAAGTATATCTCTCGCTATAAGAGTAAGAACGGTATTGAAGATTTAGCTAAAGTAATCCATTACGCTCTACTAGCTTCTTATGAAGTTTATGGTGAACAAGGAAGTACAGAGTTGAAAGAGAAAGTATTGAAACTGT